GTGAAAGATAATAATAAACGCCTGTAGTAGCACCTGTTACTACGTTGTTACCATTAAAGTTAGTTGGTGAAGTACCTTGAATGACGCTAGTGCCAACATTGTTAATAATTCTAAAAGTTGGACTAGTAGAAGTTACGACTATTTGTTTATTTACTTGAGTAGAACTATTTAAAACAGGGATTAAATTAGTAGGAGATGTTGCATAAAAAATGTAATTTAAAACTGGGATATCACCTACGACGTCTTCCACATATGTATCATCTGAAAATAATTCTCCTGCTAAATTACATAACCCTACTTTAGCAGCACTTGTTAAAGTATTATGATTAATAATCATATTAGTAATTGGGTAAGGAAAAACAGTATGAAGATGATTTTCAGGGGTAGCAAACAAATTATTCCATTTTTCTACATCTACGTTAGGTTGAGAAGGCAAAGTAGGGGGTACTACTTGGATAAATCTAAAATCAGGTGCTAATTTATTAAAAATTTCTACCTCAATTTGATTAGTACCAGTTGAAGAAGTGTTTAATTGTAAAATAACAAAGATGACAAAGTGTCCACCAATGTTGTTAGGATCTGAAAAATTATCATTCATATAATGATACATGATTGGACGTTGATCTGAGACATGTTTGGAAATGGCTTCTAAAGTTTTAGGATCAATAACACTATATTCGAAAGCAGTAAATTCAGCGACAGTTTTTAAAGTAGTAGGATCAATATTAGGAGGAATACGAGCAATACCAAGTGCACCGGCATGGAAACCAGTACCTGCAACCTTAACTTGATATTCTAGCCCGCCATTCCAAGCATTAAAAATACCAGATAAATATGAAATAATTTTATTAGCACGTAAAGGAGTAATAGGAATATTTTCTAAAAGAGTACCAGGTAATTGACTTGTAGACCAGACAAAATGTTTTAAAGCAACATGTTGTTTCTTGAGATACCCCATTATGTCATCGTTAGAAACGTTAGCATGACGAGGTCCTTCAATTGTAGCTGCTGGACGTCCTGCGATTGCTGGGACATCAAGAGCTGTTGACGCTGTGCTTGAAAACGTTGAGCCTGTTGCTGTTTCACCAATTACTTCTGGGATAGGAGGGTTATTTCCGCCGTTATCCATGTTTTAGTATTAAATCTTGAATTAGGTTCTATTAGTAAATCTGAATCAAATATTATATTTTCTTTAGAAATTGGACAATTTATTTTGTGATCTGAATTAATTTGATTATTATTATTATATTCAATAATTGAATTATTTTCGCTTTGTAAATTTTCTTTTGGCAATTTTGAAATTGCGAATTCTGAAAGGAGTTCGCCGTACTTGTTAGTTATAGCATCACCTACTTCAAAACCGAAGTATTTGTGGCCATAATCAACTACAAATTTATGATTATGAGTGAAATTTTTGAAATTATAGTTTTTAAAAACGTGCTTAATAATCTTAAACATTAATCTATCTGGCTTAAATCTTATATTATCAGTATAATATACGTATTTACATTTAGTAGGATTATCGTAATAATATTCTGCTTTTTCTTCCTGTTGATGACATTTAGCTCTAGTATATTCGTAACAATGCATTATATTTATAAAGCTTCTACCAGCAAAGTCAAATTCTCGAGGATAAAGTGGATGCAATTCATTACTATAAGGAATATTAATTATTTGTTTAGTTTCTATTTTTGGAAAAGTTGAGCAAAAATATGTTTCAAAGAAAGCTTGTTCAAAAGTTGGCAATTTAGGCAAAACCATAGAAAATTTCTTACTACATTCAACTAAGTGTTGTCTCGTTCTATTAAATATTTCTTTTCCTTTAAGTGAAGCTTCTGCTAGACAAGTTAACGCTGATAAACCAATAGTTGAAGGATCATAGTGAATTCGCTGTGTCCTACGATATTTATAACGTTTTGAAGCTTTACACCAATTTAACATTTTTAAAAAGCAATTATCTTCTAAAGCACCAACTAAAAATTTTTGTTTAGCTCCATTTAAATTTACTTCTACATATTCAAAACTACGTTTAAGAAAAGTTAATTCATTTAAAGGTTGGATCGTTAATTCTGTTTCTTTATCTGCTGAAGTTATTGTAAAACCAATTTTATTTAAAACATCTTGTATATTAAAGGGATTATACCAACTCAAAACTTCTGAACGTATAGTTTTAATTAAATCATCTCCAAAGGTAGCATCTGTAGTATATTCATCATATTTATAAAACTTTTCAGAACAATGCTCTGCTGCTAAAACTTTCCAAGCATATCTCATATTTAAATTACCAGCAATATTGTTCTTACCACCAGTATCTTCACCACCAGACATTAAACCACCAGGACATTCAATAATTAAATCATCGACTAAAACTAAAGGACAATTTTCTTGTTCATGTAACTTACGTCTAATATCGTCGTCTTCCTGTTTCCAATTAGGATCTGTTTCTTTATATATATTATTGTAAATTTTGTGATATCTTTCTAAAAATTCTTTTGGATGTGATGAATCAAAACCTGTATAATCACAATTCATTCCTAAATCTCCTGTTTTTAATAAATATTTATGTAATTTAGCATATTCATGTGATGAAGCATTAATTCCTATTTTAAATGGTATTGAAGAATTTACATAAGTTAAAAGTGCCTGTGCTGCTCCAAAATATTGTTTCATAGCCATAAAATGATATAAAGGACCCATTTCAAAAATTCTGGTCCCGCAATCTTTAATCTTCTTAATTTTCAAAACCTCATCTTTCTTTTGTGCGACATATATTACAGCTGTTCTTCCTTCATGTGTTTTAAGATGGTCTAAATATGTATTGAAATCACTTAAAATTTGTTGACCTTTCTCATTCTCTGCAAATTCATACTTACATGTCTCTATGTTAAAGAAAAACGCATCGGCTTTATGTGTCATACCTCCACATTCGTAAGAATGAGGATATCCAACACCACT